TTAAAGGAGCATAAACAATGAGTTTAATCGAAGCGATTGATAAGCGCGAGGACGTTGAGCCTAGCGAAGGCAAGAGCCAGTACGGCGATGTGGATTTTGCCGACGAGAAGAATAAGAAATATCCGATTGATACTGAAGATCATATCCGGGCAGCCTGGAATTATATTAACAAAAGCGCTAATGCCGGCAAGTATGCCGCGGACGATGTCAAGACGATCAAGGGCAAGATTGTAGCGGCCTGGAAACGCAAGATCGATAAGGACGGGCCGCCGAGCGCCGCGGAGAGTGCCTCTGCCGATCAGGAAGACTCATATATCATCAGTGCCAGTGCGACCACGACATTTAACGGCGAGGCGCCAGGCAAGATTATCTATATGCCACGCGGAGAGTGGACGATTCATCCGAGTGTCGATGGGCAACCAAAAGAGGTTACCGTGACGGTCAACGAGCAGACCGCTGCCGTGCTCCAGAACGATTTTCAGAAGCGCCTGGCGGCACCAGTGCGACCGACTGGCGGATTTGATCATAAGCCTGGACCGGCGGCCTTTATACCTAAAGGCTTTTCTTGGGACGAGTCAAAGGGGGTGGTGCTGGACGTTGACTGGACGCGAGCCGGCAAGGAAGCGATTGAAGGCCGGAACTATTCTTACTTTTCGCCCACGTTCCTGCTCAGTACCGACAAAGTGGCTGGGCTTTCAAGCAGGGGCGAAATTGGTTCACTGACCAATAATCCCGCCTTTGAACAGATAGAACGGATTGCCGCTGAGCGGGCCGATGATCTCGATGACGAACCTGATCCTGACGACTACACGATGAGCGAGATAGCAAAGAAATTAACGGAGTTTAACCTGATAACGGCTACCCAAGCCGAAGACGCTGAGGCGGTCGTACAGGCTGTCATGGCGCTACATACCGAACTGGCGGGCACGCGAGCGGCTAACGCTGCGTTGCGCAACGAGAACGCGACACTGAGAGCTGAGGCGGAACGGGTTAAGGCGAAGGAGGCTGACTCGATTATTGAAGCGGCGATTGCTGATGGCCGGATACCTCCCAAGAGCCCGAAGTTGATCGATTACTGGCGCACGCAACTGATTGCCCAACCTGACGCGGTCAAAGAAGTGATTGCCAGTCTCCCGGCTAATCCGGTTTTAAAGCCTTTGATCGAGGTTAAAGCGGGGGATTCGAAAGCCGGAATAAGCCGGTCAATGCATGATCTGGTGCACCGGCAGAAACAGGCGGTGGCGGAAGTCATGGCGACAAATCACGGCATGACCAATGCGCAGGCGTTTAATAAAGCTCGGGAAGAGCGGCCGGATCTTTTCCCGGCGGAACTTTAACAATTAGCAACGGAACAACTCCAAAATGGCAACAGTAGGAACAGTAACCAGGCATCCGGCGGTCGTGCCGATCTCGGTGCCTAGTAATTCGACGATAACGCGCGGGATGGGTGTCTTTATCGACAGCGGCACCAAACTCGCGCGGGTGCCGGGCGCAACGACTGAGAATGTGTACGGCATAGCGGTAATGGACGCTGATACCGACATGCTTTACGTCAGCGTAGCGGCTGGGCGTGGTGGCTTCACGGTGCAGATTAAACCATCAAACGCTGTGACATTCGCGGTTGGTGATCCGGTTTATTACAACAGTACGGCGCTGGACGGCAGTTTTACCAATGTCGTCGGCACCGGTGTGGGAGCGGTTAAGCTGGGCTGGATCGTGGACAAGAACGTGGACGCCTACGGGCTGGTGGAAATGGGTTACGTGGCAGCATAAGGAAAAATAGGTTATGGCAGCAAAAGATCATGTACAGTTACTAACCTTCAGCCAGGGCGTTATTGCTGATTGGGAAGCCGAACATCAAATTGGCCAGTTCATGGCGCCCGAGGTTGTGGTGGGCGGCGGCATTTATCACTATCACGACTACGGCAAAGGGAACGCCTTTTCGCGGCTTGACATGCGCCGGGCGATTGGTGGTCCAGCGCGGGAGCTGGCGATTGGGGTGACCGATTTAAGTGCGATCAACAAGGAATACGCGCTTGAGACGAGCATTGACGACCAGGAACGCGAGTTGCATCCGGTCGATATCGGAGTGCTGGAACAGCGCAAGATCAGCGACCTGGTTAATACCGCGATGGTGAACAACCTGTATCTGGCGCTTGACCAGATGCGGACGTTGACGGCAACCAGCACAATCGGGACCAGTGGTGCGTGGAGCAACACGGCCAACGATCCGGTGAACGACATCAACCTGGCCTGCAAGTCGATTGCGGATAACTACGGGATTTTACCGAACCGAATTTATTTCGATTCCAAGGCGTGGCTAATCTACATCAATAATCCGCTGGTCAGAGGCCGGTTCCAAGGTGTCTTGATTCAGGCGGTAACACCGCAGAACGCGGCGACGATGTGGAATATTCCGCTGGATTGCCGGGTCAACCAGGGCGCGTTGTACGAAGGCGTTGCGAGTGGCAGTGATTGTGTGGTTTTCTTTGGGCAGGATAGCCCAAGCCAGTTTGACACGAGTTTCATGAAGACGTTTGTGAACGTGGCTGGGCGCTTTACCCGTGTGCGGAGTTATCGGCACGAACAGACTTCCAGCGACCGGTATAAGCTTAGCTGGTTTCAGAACATCGTTTTGACGGGACAGACCACAGCGGTTCGGTTTACCGTGAGTTAGTACTGAGTATGAACCTGATATGAACCTCATTGTTTTATTGTGGTTCTTAGCCTTCAGTATTCCCTGGCGAATATGAGTGACGAACCTGCAAACGAGGCCGAGGTGGAGCCGTTGGCGAAACCGACGGTTAAAAAGCATCATGTCTGGGCAATGAACAGCGCGGACTGCGCTTTTCAGACGGATGTGAGCAGTTACAGCGGTCTAACCTATGGCAAACTCTTAACCCTGCCCACCGCCGAGGTGGCGCGCATCTACAGCATCACACCATGAGCAACGGAACTGAAACCGAAGACCAACGTCTGACAACCCTTAAAGAGGCGGCGACCGGCGTAGCCGCTCCTGACGCCAATCATATCAACAGTGACACCGCCTGGTACTTGGTGCGGGGCTCTAAAGGCTTCGAGAACATCGAGTCTCAGAACGATTTGGCCTATGTCCGCGAGCATTGGCCGAGCGTTTACGGGGAAGCGTTAACGGCTGCTGCGGAAAAGAACAAAAAGGCCCAGAAGGATCAACCTGATCCACCAAAGGCCCACAAGGACCAACCGACCCACAAAGAACCTGCTCACCACAAGTAATGGCCTGGGTTGCCTTATCTGTCACCGATATCAAGAACAGCCTGACCGAAGCTGAGCAGACCGGTATTGATTCGCCAAGCGACAGGGCCGGCTCGCCCATTAGCTAATTATGCCGGAGAAAGATACATCGCAGAAAACGGTCTCCGGTAACGTCAAGGAAATCACGATTCGTGAGGACCATCCTATCGGGGCTAGTCCGAGTATACCGCGCGGGAAGAGCGAGGCGAGCGAAGCTAAAATCCCGAGAAAGAAATAGATGGCCTGGGTAGCCTTAAGCGTTACCGATATTCAGAACAGCCTGACCGAGCAAGAGCAGGACGGACTCCGCACCCCTTCTGCTCAGGCTGATCTGACGACTATCGTTCAGTCTGTTACCGGGTTGGTCAGGGGCAAGGTCAACGCTAACAAACGTAACCAAGGGCACTTGGGGCCGGTGGGAACGATACCTGATGAGCTTTATGCTGCGGCAATCTCGATAGCCCGGTTCAAGTTGTTGACCCACTTGCCGGGCACCCAGTTGATCACCCAGGATCGGCGTATCGACAAGGACGAAGCGATGCAGCAGTTGGCCGATGTGGCCAGTGGCGATCTTGTCGTTGTGCGCGGAGACGATGTGAGTGGCCAGACACCCCAGGTCGGAGTTGATAGCGGCTGGAGCGGCACCAACCTGCAAGGGCCTTACCCGTGGGTGTACGGTGTTCTTGGCACTCAACCTGATTGGTATTGGTAAAAGCTTTTTTATGGCTACTGATCCAGCATTAGCGCCGGACCCTACGGATAACGAGATTACGTGCATGCAGAAGATGAACGCTCTGCTGTTCTCGATCTCGGGTGAAAGCAACGCGGATCTGGCTTCCGCCCCGACCGATACTGGGATGGACGCCATGAAAAAGGGGAACCAGCTGTTATACGACCGGGCCGTGAGAGGAGCACCGTCCGGCGGCGGCGGTCCATTAATCGCACCGATTACCATCCAAAACGCCGATGCCACATTGGTGCTGGTTTTGGACTTTGACGCTGCCGGCGATTTAATCGCCACGCAGACCGTGGGGTCGCATGCCGGGTCGAGCATTAATCTGACCAACGGCTTTATCGGTTCAGTCAATGTCCTGGCCCCGCCGCAAGACCCGATTGGGCCGAAGCTGGATTCAATCAGCCCAGCAAGCGTTCCGGCAGGATCGCCTGACACGGTGATCACCTTCAAGGGGTCCGGGTTTGCCAGCAACATGCAACCGTATTTTGGGGATCACTTGGTTAGTTGGATGACCGAGATGATCAACCCCGACTTTATCGATGCTAACACTTTCCAAGGAACCTTGGGGTCTAACCTGCTGTCTAACCCGACCAGCTTCTTCTTGTTCATCGTCAACGGCGACGGTGGCGACAGCAACAACTTGGAGTTCGACGTAATATGATTCCCGCCCTTATTCAATGGTTGGTCTTGGTGATCGTGGTTTGCCTTTTATACTGGATCATCAGCCAGTTTGCGCCGGCACCCATCACCAAGATCGTTTTGGTGGTTTGCGTGGTGGTGATTGTCCTTGGCCTGGTCTTTCTCATTTTGCCGCTGGCTCACTTGGGAGGGCTGCACTAAACCAGATGCAAGTTGTTATCAAAATTGATTTAAGCCCGGAGTTTCAAGCTGAACTGCAGAAGCTTGGGGAATTGCCACAGGACGCTTTACCGGTTGGCGGCGAAGCGGTTTATGAGTACTTGCGCGATTACCACAGCCAAATGGATTGGAAAGGTCCGCGCTGGATGCCGGGAGCCAATAGCGGGCAGTTTGCTCAGGATGTCGTTAATGGCTGGCAAAAACCGAGTATCAGCGGCAGCAGTGTTGTAATCCGCAACACGTTCGGATTGCTCGACTGGAAGGTTACAGGCGGCACGATCGGATTGAGGCGCGCACAGTGGCTGACTATTCCAGTGATTCCCGCAGCGCGCGGGTTAACTGCTGCCGAGTACCGGGAGGCGACTGGCGATGTGCTCTTTAAAGCTGGCCGGGCGCTCTGTCACCGGATTGGTAAAAAAATCGAGGCGGTATACGCGCTGACCAAGAGTGTGACCCAGTTCCCGACCAAGGGCGCCATGCCGAGTAACGGCCAGATCAAAGACGTTTTTATCGGTGCTGTGCTGGACCTGGTTAAGCGTGAGGCCGCTAAAGCTGCATGATGACGATCAGTACAACGCTAGCGGCTTTGCAACAGGCGGCTGCGTCGATCTTGGCGGCTGATGATTTTTTTAGCGGTGCGGCGAGTGCTAATGCGGTGCCGGTACCGATTATCAGCGAG